GTATAGCTTGCAGATACTGTTTGGCTGTTGACCACAATGCCGTTACTCGCAACAGGTGCTGACATTTGAAATTCACCAGTGCTAGGCTTATACAACAGCTTGGCGTTACCCGTATAGAGAGTCGAGGCATTACCGCTTGTGACACTTGAGAAGGTTGGGTATAAATTACTTGCTGTGCTGGTGTCGTTGGAAATAACTGCGCCCCCCAAAAGCGTCCAGTTCGTGCCGTCATAGCCCTCGTACTGGGTCAGGGTACTGTTCCAGCGAATCTTGCCCACCGCGCCAGCTGGACGCTCACCTGTTGTACCCGCTGAAATCTGTAACGCGCCAGTTGAAGTGAAGGAAGAATCGCCCGTGGCAGTCAGGATGTTTAAGGTGGTGGTTGTGCCGTTTGTACCTACATACACCGCCCGTTCAGCAGGCTGGGTGACAAACACATCTTTTGTGCCAACGGTAAAATTGACCAGTGCATTTGCGTTGCTGGAAGACAGCACCGTGTCGCGGGATAACGTATTGCCGGAAGATGTATACGTACCAATCCCAACTTCCCACTCGCCTGTAACAACGTTGGATATGGTGTAGTAGGTGTTATTGGCGTTACCAATGCCAGCGAGAAATGTTTGAAAGCCCGTGTACGCACCGCCAAGCGTTACAGAGCCTGTGCCTGTAGTTGTGGTGGTCTCACGGACTCTGTCTGCGAGGACGAGTGCCATAGATCATGCTCCTGTCAGTTGAGACTCTTCAAACCAACGCTGTTGAGTATTGCCATCAACATCCGACCACTCGATCAGATATGACACTACGCCCTCATCACTCATGCGCAGAGCAAGCACTGGGCCTTGGGGAACTACAGCGACAACTTTAACAACGTCGCCTTTTTTGAATGTTGTTGCCATGATTAACCCGCCAAGCTGAGTGTGTAAGTTACGGACAATGTATCGCCAGAAACAACTGAACGATCCCCGGGGGCGTTGAAATCTGCGGCTGAATACAACGTGCCTGTTGTACCGCCTTTGGTGTTGTTGCTGGTCAAGAACGCACCGCCCACTGTGGTTGTTGCATTGATGCTGAACGTCGCAGGTGAGGCTGAGTTGGTAGCCACAGACGGGTTGGCAGTGGTTGGTGTGCCGAATGTGCAGGCAGGGCGGGTTGCTTGGCTGTAGTCTGTAACTTCAGTCCAACCGGCATGTGAAGACATAGTATCGCCAGCCGCAGGGCTGTTTGTTGCGCCGGAGCCATACAAACCCAAATACCAAGCAGCAGAATACGACACGCCAGTAAAGTACTTGGCGTTCATGTCTTGCAAACCGCCGTTAACCACCAGATTGGGCGCGTCAGCCTCCCACTTCAAGTTGCCTTGTGCGTCATGGCACTGGATTTTGTAAACGCCTTTTGCGCTTGCGCTATCAGTGGCAGAGCCTCCAGCGATTAAGCTGCTTGCAGCTACGTCTTGTGATTTAACTTTATCGTTGAACATGGTCGCTCCTTATGCGATACGAATAATTGCTGATGTATCAGTGGCCGCAGGGAACTGCACCACAAATGTGTTGACCGAAGTCTTGTCTGCGCCAAAGTCCAACACGCAGACTGCCGGATTGCCTGCGCCATCGTACTTATAAATCAACGCGCCACGCGCCGTGAACGCGCCAGTCCATGAGGCATTGGCAAAAGACAGATATGCTGTTGTGTTGGGGGCATTGCCTGTGGTTGGAACTTGGTTGATTACCAGAATCTCACCACCTGCTGTATACCCAGAAGCCACAACTTCACCCGTAGCCGTATAAGCCGTGGTAGTTGCATCGAGTGTGGCGGCATTCGTATAGAGCGCAATTTTAAAAACGTCCGTTGTGCCTGTGCCAAAGTCGTACACACCGTCCAGCAGTCCAGTGCGAAATACATTGCAGGTGTAGTTGCCAGTAAACGCCATCAACGCACCCCACTAGTCTGAGGAAGCGGCGCTTCTCTGTACTGGCCACTGCGGTACGCATCGCTGCGTTCCAACCCATCACCCAGACGTTTGGCTAATGCAAGCGCCTCTTTGTACTTCATGTCATATCCGGCAATGATGTCAGCCTCACCCTTCATGAAGGTATAAGCCTCAACCAAAGAACCATACAACAGCACGGAGTCAAAGTTGTCGCCCAGCCATGTGTGACCATCAGCCGCAACAGTAATTGACTCTGGGTAAAAGAAATAGTGCAACTCAACGTTGTAAATTGCATCTGGGGTTGGCCCAAGGATAAATGAAAGCTCATCACTGTTTGAATACGACGGGCCAAACAAAGCGTAGTACTTGGGGATAGCCACGTCCGTGGGCTGAGGGTACGCCTGCCGGATGAAGTTCACATCCTTATTTAACAAGTACTCGTAGTTACCAGACGCATCAATGACCGCCATTGAATAAGCGGCCAAGAAGTCAGCAGGACAGGCCAAGTACTTGTTGTTGGTAGACGTAAACCCCGTCACATTTCTACGTAAAGATGGAAACTGAACCGTGTTGTAGATGCGCTGCTCAGCCTGCTCAATGAAGGTGTTCAACTGCGTCGTTGAAGACACAGTCGCTCCAGTAGCAAGATACGTTGCCGGGAACGTATTTTCTGTATAGCTCTGAATTGCAGCGATCAACTCGGTGTAGATCATGCCATCGGGCCTCTGGCCATCAAGCCTTTAGTCGCCGCGCCCGTGCCACGGATTTTGATACCAGTGGTTTTGACAGGTGGGTAGTCTTGACTACGTACGTTAGCCACAGACACGTTTGCTTTACGCATGGTTTCTTTTGCTGGCTCTTCGCCAACAACAACAGTTGGAACTTTTTTAGGTACTTTATATGTCGCCATGTTATTTACCTCTGCCAGAGCTGCGTTGGTTCATAACCTTGGCCATGTTGCGGCCATACTTCAACATGTCGCTGTTGGTCTTACCACCAGCCTTGAGCTTGGTGGGTTTTTTGCCGGGATGCATGTTTTTTTCATGCTTGCCTACAGCAGATTTAATCATCTTTTTGTCTTGCGCTAAATCTTTCTTGTCCATGATCGACTCCTTATGTCGTTGCCACTATAACTATACCGATTTCTACTGCGGAAACCAAGTCATTTGGGGTCAAACCTGCATCATTTGCCCGTGAGCCACCGACCGGTGCCCAACCCCACTGAAATATCCGACTACCACCACCAACCACGCCCTGCGCATCAACACTTGGGTTGTTGGTCAGGACAACTTGCAAACCTGTGCGGCCAGAAACTTGGTAGCTTAGGTCGGGGCGTGGGTCACGCACACCTTGGGGGTCATCCACCGGATACATACCTAACTGCAACTGCGGTTGGTCAGGATCCCAGCACTGTGGGCAAACCTTCAGGTCATATGTCTTGGTCTTGACGACGAGCTTCTTCAGCACCGTCAGCTTGAACCGAAATCCACACCGGTCGCACTCCGCGATACTGTTTTTGCCGGATGAAAATCTATTTCCCATATCAAATTTATAGGAACATTTGTCTAGGCACAAGACGCAGAGCTGCGCGTTCCTGATCTTCATCAGCCGCTGTTGTCCAAGCCTCGTCGTACTGCTGTTTCAAGACACCAAGACGATCCATACCACCGGGCACTTTCAAAGCGATGTAATAGGCCAGTCCAGCCACCATACAGGGCACAAAACGGAAGGGCACATCCATCACATTGACACCGCTACCTGCATCCTGCACCCGGCGCATACGCCAGTACACAAATTGGTATGTCTGGGAGCCGTCAGGCGTTGGCCACACGGTCACGCGAGGCACGTTGTTGATGTAAATCTTGGCGTTGGCACTGGCGGTATGGGAAGCGGCAGTTGTGCCGTTCTGACCACGGAAACAATCGCCCAAAGTGTTGCCGTCGATGTAGTTGTAGAAGATAGTTTCGCTGTCGAGGTTGATGTACCCGATGGCGGGCAGGCCCACGACGTTGGACAAGGTGATTGTGTCGGTTGTAGCGTTGATACTTGTGGCCAAAACCGCAGTGGTAGGGGAAACTTGGCCGTCCAAACGCTGATACCAGACCTGAATTGGTCGTGCTTGGGTCAATTTGTTGGGCAGTGTGGCGTAGGTGGACACGCTGATGCGTGTGATTGTCAAATCTGCCTGTGTTGCGGCCACATTTGCCTGTGTTCGGATAACATGATCGAGCAAATCGACCGTATCCGTGGGGATTGCGTAGGTGTTCAAGCCTTGAGTTAGGGTGATCGTGCCCTGCTCGAACGTCCACATGTTAACGCCTCGGTTTGCCCAGTCAGCAAACAGTAGATTCAGCGACCGACGGGCGGTCTTAAGGTCATACCCAGTGCGCATCTCTGAACCAGCTCGCTCAAACGCCTCCTCTACCAACTCGGTGAGGTCTAAAGTGAAGCCTGATTGTCCAGAAGTTGTTGCCATTATCTAAATCCTGCGGTTTTCTTTGCAATCCGCTTGGGTTGCGCCACAAACTGCTTGCCTTTGGCCTTGCCAGCACGTTTTGCCTTGGTTGTCGCGGCGTACTCCGCTGGCGACAAAGACTTGATGGCGGCTTCTGGCAGGTAACGCTCGCCCGTCTTGGAAGACGGTTTGCCAGACTTGGTGCGCCATTTAGCATCCGTCCAAGATTTTAAACTCTGTTGCTCTTTTCGTAACGCCATGCTATGATCCAGTAACAGGAGAACGAAATGGAAGAAACTTGGATTGAAATTCCCGAAACCGCAGGGCGATACTCTGTAAGCGACCACGGAAATGTTCGCGCAAATTGGTCAGATGTGCCGCGCCGAAACTTGACGCATCGTATCCGAATTGAGCGCTCTCAACAACTAAAGCCCAGCGTGCACACAACAGGCTATCTTCGCGTTGCATTGGGGCGCGGTGCGCATCGTTACGTGCACAGGCTTGTGGCTGCTGCGTTTCACCAAAACCCAGACAATCTCCCACAGGTCGATCATATCGACGGCGACCGAAAGAACAACGCGGCATCGAACCTTCGCTGGGTTTCTGTTCGGGATAATGCGGCACATGGTGGGGCCCGTCATGGGTGGAGCACACAACGCCTTGCTTCCGCACGTCGTCGAGTACATGACTTTCGACGGGAAGAGTTTGCTGCACTGCTGGCTCAAGGACACAGCCTCCGCGCAATTGCAAGGGCGTTTGGCACCTCTCATGCAACGGTATCGCGAACGCTGTCTGGTGGCCTTTAGTCACGATAAGAACCCCCAGCAGCCTTATATTTCTTGGCTACAAGCTGTGCTTTTCTGGCTGACCATTTTCCAGCGCCCGTGCCTTGGGTTGCCGCAGCTTTGACTTGAGACACAATCTTCTTACGAAGGCTTGGTTTCGTGTAGTTACCGGCAGCATTGACTTTACCGCCCTCTTTGAACTGGGTGAAGTCGGTATCGTCTCGGCGTGGCTTTTTCACGCCTTTAGGCATTTTTGAGGGGGTAATATCCCCCATACCACGCGACGGTCTCATACCATCCGACCTTTGGTCTTGCCTTTGACAGCACAACCGTCTGCACGGCTAGAGGCGCTAGAAACTTTGCCGCCACTTTTCATGCCTTTTTTGTCTTGATATTTTTTAAGTTCTTGGGCTGTAGGGCCACCGGGTTTACCGCGACCAGCGCGACCAGCACCAGCTTTGTTTACGTCAAAATCTTCACCCAAATTCATTTTGCTTTCGTCTTCCATACCTAAAAAGCGCATGGCTTTGCGGTCTGGTTCTCTAGCTGTAACTAGTTGCGCTCTGTTAGAACGCAACCCTTTTTCATCAAACTTTTCCCCAGACTGGTCATCAAGTGTTGGATTTGCATCACGATCAATTGTGTAACCATACATTGGGTGTTTATTTTTTGCCATGATGTTTCCTTTAAATTAACAGGCTTTGCCGCCCTTGTTCATCTTAACCATCTTGCCTTTGGTTTTACCCTTGGACTCAACGCCGCCACCTTTTGCCATTTTCTTCATTGGCATTTCTTTCTTGCCTTTTGCCATGTCTTTTTTCTTGGCAATCATTTCCATGAAAGGGTTTGCTTTAGCCATATCACCACCTCTTTTAAAAGTTTTGCCTTTGTCGGCGTTTGAAAAATCCTTGCCCACAGACTGCGGGACTCCCACCTTCTTGGCAAACGATGGGTTGTGGGCCACCGCTTCCATGAAATTGTGCTGCTTCTTAGTCTTGCTTGGCATCGTCAGCCTTTGGCTTGAAGAAGCTGGTCAATTTTTGCTTCCAGCCGATTAAAGCGTTGGTCAATGTGGTCAGTAATGCGTTGCACTTCTGCTTTAGTAACGAAATCACGGGCAATCTCCTCGCGGGTTATGTTGAGCAATCGGTCAATCCGTTTTACGTCTTCCAACTTTTCACGAATGAAAAACCACAAGCCGCCGAGCAACGCTGAAAGGCCCGCAGACCAGATTGTGTTGATGTCCATATCAACACTTCCAAGCCCGCAGGCTCTTGTTAATCCTCGAATTTGGATCCTTGGCGGTTTTTTCGCTCGTCAATTTCTTCTTCATCCCTTCCATACGGGCGCAGAAGGAGTCGCGGCGTTTGCCGCCCTCTGGTTGAGGAGCTTTCAACCCGGGCTTCCCCGGGTTCGCCTTGTTGTAGGAGGCCCGACCTTTGGCGTTCAAGCCGCCTTTCTCGGACTTCCCTTCCTTGCGTTGCCATGCAGGTGACTTAGCCATAGAACACCGTTGCATGAATGTCGGTTGCAAGAAACGCCCGAATACCTGTTGCAGCAACAATCCCTTCACCGGGGATGACAATCGTAAACGCCGTAGCGTTTGACGCATCCGCTTGCAAAAGCACATTTGTCCAAACAGTTACGTTGCCACTAGCCGCGCCCGAGTTGGCAACAGTCACAGTGAATGTGTTTGCACCTGTCACGGTTACTTGATATGGGTTGTCTGCCAAATTCCAATCCAAATACACCCACTGACCTGTACTCAATCCGTGATTTGCAGATGTGATTGTTGCAGTTGTGGTTGAACGTGCATACGTACCGGTGATAGAAGTGTTATCCACAAATGCGCTGTACCCAGTCGCTCCGGTAAACGGGAAAACGACCGCACCTTTAAGGCGGGTTCTGTATCCCACCATTAAGCCAGAAGTAGCCGCGTGTATCGACTTAACATCAGTTTGCATCGTCATTTTGTTGCTCCGGTTCTGGTGCTTCTAGCCTGTTTATAAGCATCTTGTACGCTTGGATCGTGGCCTGAGATTGAATAAAAAAAGTTTGGGCTTTCTGTGCTTCAGTCTCTAGGTCACGGATCTCAGTCTCCAAGAATTCCTTGGTGATCT